TATCAGTATCAACTAAAACTTCTATTGGTGTAATCTCTTTTAAAGTTTTATCTATTTCATCTTTTATGTCAGGTGGTAACTGTATTTCATCTGGTCTTTCAATAATATTGCCAAATTGATCTCTGCCTATCATGTCTTGTTCAAAAGCTAATCTTCTTCCTTGTTCTCTTTCAAAACCAACGCTTCCAGGCTTAAACCTTGTACCTAAAGTGGTTGACATTTCACTCATGGCATCTAAGTCAGGTGTAAAAGTTTTTGATTCTACATCTGTCATACTTGTAGGTATTTCAGTGTCCAACGTATCTTCTGTTTCAACAACAGGTGTAGTAACCTCATCCAAAGCATCTATTTCGTTTGAGAAATCCTGAACCTCACCAAGAGCTCTATCTAATATCGATGCTAATTGTGGATTTGTGTATCCTCTTCTTAATATACCAGATTCATCAAAACCTGACATAAATCCTTCCTTTGTTCCAGGTCTTCCTGTAATAGTGTCAGGTACATTTGGAAATCTTTGTGATGGAATTAAATCCAATGGTGCAAATTCTGGATCATCCACTGAACGTTCTCCAAATCCAGAAGTCAAACTTCTGCCTAAATTTACTACACCTTCACCAACTTGACCTGCAAAATCTAAACCAAAGCCCGCAATATCTCTCAATGCAGATAGCCCTGTTAAATTATCTGGTAAAAATTCACCAAATTGAAACAAAGAAGGATCAGTTGATGAAAAAGTAGCTTTTCTCTCACCTACTATTTGTCTAAATACTTCTTGTGTGGCTGGACTATAGGTTACATCTGGATTTTGTATTAATGCTTCCAAAGCCGTAATATCTGTATTTCTAAGTATTGGTACGAGCTTTGCTTGATCTAAATATTTTGTATTACCAGTAGCATCAACATAAAAATAAGGATTTTCTGCACTACCACCTGTTGCAAACATTTTACGATTCATGAAGTTCATTAATTACTTCCTTGTCTTGGAGCTACAGCACTGTATGCACTAAATGCTGCACCTAGTCCTGCAGCAGTAGGATCTGTTGGCATACCATATTGTGAATCAATCTGCGTTCTTGTTTGTTGATAACCTGGTAACATAGCACCTATTTGTCCCAGAGTTTGTATTGGTCTAAGTTGTTGACCTAACTGTTGTTCAAATAATCTTGATAAGCCAGTTTCTTCTATGCCTCTACCAGTTGTACCAAATCCTGCTAGTTCTCTTCTTTGTCCAGATCTTAATTGTTCTTGTGTTCTACCAAGATCAGTCATTTGTCCACCAAACCCAGCTAATCTTTGTGCTAAGTTTCCTGCGGCACTGCCTCGACCTGTGCCAATACCTATTAAGCCTTGTGCTCCAGTCCTTTTAGCCTGTTGTTGTCTAGCAAACTCTCCAAGACCTGTTCTTTGTGCTTCACTAAATCCTTGTTGTCTGATTCTACCTAATGCTTGTGCTAAGCCTTCTCCTAATGCCTCTCTACGCTCCATAGCACCAAGTCTTGCTCTACTACCACCAAATGCACCAGCACCAATCTCACGAGCTCTAGCAGCTATATCTTGTTGCTCACCTGCTTCTAGGACATCTGATATGGTTTGTTGTACTACAGCGTCTTCAAATGGGTTAAAAAATTGTTGTGTCATACTAGGATCATAAGCACCCATAGTGTCTTGATAGATCTGTTCTGCTTGTGTGTAGTATGGATCTTGTAGTTGTTCTGCTCTTCTTGATTGAGCTATAGCTTGATTTACTAACTCTCTATTTTGCTGTAAGAATGGTTCAAAACCACCTATGCCTGCTACAGCTTGTTGTCTTGCAAGCACTTCTAATGGTGTAAGTCCTGCTGTTTGTTGTAGAGGTACATCACTACCTATAAGGTTTGCACCTGCTTGTTGAAGTTGCTGGAAGAAACCAGGAGAGTCTGCTGTACCAAAATATAACGACCTAATTAATGGATCAGTTAATGTTTCTGCTGTCGCTTGTTGTAATAATACTGGATCTATTGCACCCATAGGCATAGTTGTATCGGGTACTGCCCCCACATCTGGTGCCACTGCAGCTGGCGTGGTAGGGGCAGATTCAATAACTGGGTCAGGTGTTACCACAGGTTCAATAATTGGGTCTGGAGTTATAACAGGGGGGACAACTGGTGAAGTTGTTGGTATACCTGTACCTGTTCCTGTACGAGCTAAAAAGTCTGCAAATGATTCTTGTATTGGACTTTTTCTGTATTCTGCAAACTCAGGTGGGGTTACACCTCTTGACCCAACAACAATATTGCCTAACTTATCTCGTAGTTCTGATGGTCTAACGCCTGGACCAAAGCCAAAATCTTCTAAAGGTATTTCCTCAAATCTTTTACCTAAAAAACTTCCGCCTTGTCCTGTAAAATCACCTGCTCTTACCATGTCTGGATTTTCTTTAATCGCATCCCTAATCTGAGATATAAAACTACCTCTACCTGAGTCTTGAGTTGGTGTTAAATCCATGGGTAAAATAGGAGGAGGTGTAACAGGTGGTCTTGATTCTTGAACAAACGGCTTACGTTCAACAGGCAGTTTATTTTGTAATTTATCAAATATTCTACCAAACAAACCACCTCTGTTGGGCCTAGGTCTTCTTGGTGGTCTTATTGATGGTCCAGGAGGTACTACTGGTTCTGGTCTTCTAAAAATAGGATTTATACCTGTAATGTTTTCAGGTCGACCTATTGGTGCCATTAATGTTCTTAATAAACTCATTATACTTTTCCTATTTTATTAAACTGCTCGAAAGTTTTCATGAGCTTGTCCATATTCTTTGCACCTTTTTGTCTATCAGGAGCACCATTTGGTATTAGTTCTATACCAGTCTCTGTTTTTGTAACTTTAAACCCACCAAGTCCATTATTTGCAGCAGAAGTCATCACAAACTCTCCATCACTTAACATGGCTGGTATATCATCACTTGTGCCCGTACCAGGACCTATCGATGGACCTCCCATACGCAGATCAAGTTCGTTTTCCATTAAGCCACCCTCTGCCGCGGCTCTTATGCCTAAATCAAAACCTGTAAATGTAGGTGCAGGCATAAGATCTGGTCTGATTGATTGTCTAATGTCTTTAAGTCCACCTTCTTTTTCTTTAAAGTCTTCTTTTACAGCTTTACCATAAAGAGCTGCTAAAGCCATTAGTCCAGCGTTGCCACCAAGACCTCCGCCTTCTCCACCACCACCAACAATGTTACGTAGTAATCCTGGGTCTTCTGCAGTGCCTAAAAATGTATCTCGTAAGAAAGGTCCAAACTGACCACCAAAAGGTCCTGTATTCATTGATTGTTGATACGCAGCTAATTCTTCAGGACTTAGTTCAGCTATTTGTTCTTGTGTTAAAGCAGGTTGTCTTCTAAAGCCACCAAATAAATTATCTATTAAATTTTTGTCATCTGAGCCTTTTACAAAAAAATCCCTAAGCCTACCTTCTTTACCAAACAGAGGTCTTTTTGCTTTAGATGCAGCGTCAGTAATGCCTCCTGCTCCAGCAGCGGCTTGTCTTGCATTTCTAAATTTTGCACCCATACCTACAGTTAACCCACCTAATAAAGCATCTTTTGTTGAGGCTCCTCCAGCTTTACTAACAGCACCACTTACTACACCTTTTAAAGCTGGAGTTAATGCTTGAAATCCTGGTATAAAAGGTAAGGCTACCGCAGCAATAGGTGCAACCTTTTTAACTACTTTCTTAAGACTTTTACCTAGTTTTTTAAGAAAACCAAACTCTGCCATACCTGTAATAGGGTTGATGGACATACCACCGCCAACTGTATATTGATTAGGATCTAATCCTACAGCTATCATTTCTTGTTTTATTGTTTCTTGTGTTTCAGGAGAAAGCACTGGTGGTACTACCATCTCTCCTGGTGCTACGTGGGCAAGCATGGTGTCTTCTCCTCTACCTAGACCTGCTATACCGCCTGGATTTTCAATATCTATCATGCTCAATTCATTCCTCATTACATTTTAGCCAAAATACTAATAAGTATCTATTGCCTGATTCTACTGCTAGTCCCCTGTGCATATGCGTAAAACTAGGAAATATTAGAGCGTGGCCAGTTGGTAATGGCTCGACTGTACCACGTTTTAAAAATTCAGTTCCGCCACCTTGGTAATCGCCTGTGTTAAGAGGCACTACCATACTTATATCAGCACTTGCATCGTGATGCCAAGCACCTTGTTTTTTATCCCTTAAATTATAGTTTGCTATTTGTATTCCGCCACTATCTACGTGCCTGTTCCAAATATTCAAAAATATAGGATTTCCTATAGTATATATCGTTTGCATTAAAGATTGAAAGATTTGTGGACAATTATCTTGAAAAGTTATTTCTGGTATTTGTCTTAAATCATCCTCCTCTGGATTAGGATTAAAGCCATAATGCCTTTCTAAATTATGCATTTCGTCTAATAAGACGCTACAAAACTTCTCTGAAAAGAAAGGAACTGTATACACATCTGCAAGTGGTTCTTGTATTATTTTATCTAAAGCAGTGTCCTTTCTATCGTTTACACCACTATCTTCATAAAAATCCACTATAGGTTGTATTGAATTTCTAACGGCATCTAAAGTTTCCTTTTGCACATACCAATCACTTGGATACATAAGTAAAAGGTTTTTTGGTTGATATGTCAGTTGTTCTGCTGTATTAATCATAATTCTATTGTTATATCACCATTAGTCTTAATAGAAACACTACCTACATCTGATGCCATTTCAAATCCTTTAGGTAAAGATCTTTCACCAATATCTACCCATTTGTTGCCTGTGTATACTTGCAAAACGCCCACAGTAGTATTCCAAATAATGCTTCCAGCATTGAACTGTAAAGTATTTTTTTCTGCATCACTTATTTGACGTACGTTATCTAAATCAACGGCACCAAGATTTATTTCTAGTATTCTTACTAATCTGTTAAAAATATCTGATGTAACTTGTTCAGAAGCTAATGGTAATTGAGTTTGTAATATTTTACTCATCGTTTACCATCTGGCTTTATATCTACTCTTGTAGCACCTAAACGCCAACCAATAGATAAATTACCATCATTTGTAGCATCATCATCTGATTCAAAACGCAAAGCCATTTGTCTTGATCTACTACGCACAAATACTTGTTGAGTAGATGAGTTTATGGCACTTGTAGAATTTGTAGTTAGACTATCTCCAGGAAAGTTTCTAGTTTTTAGCACAACATTAACATTTCCATTATTGTCATCTTGTATAAATTTGTAGTCTGGTATGATTCTTTTTATAAAACTAAACTGTTCTCCATCACCAATATCCATATCAGAGCTTTCTATAAAAACATTAGTCATAGGTGAACCATCATCATTAAAACCTTTTTCTTGTTGAAATAGATAGCTATTACCGACAGCCCTAGGATAATTTTCTATGCCAGCATCTAACCAAGCTGTTCTTACAAGTTGTCCATAAAACCAGATGTTTTCAGCGTAATTATAAATTACGTATCTGTCTATTTCGCTTGAGCTAGCAGAACAGTAGAACCATCCAACTTCATTTTTATCTGCTATTGTAAAAGCATTTATTTTAAATGATTGTGTAAGGTTAATATCATTAAAGACGTAGTTATGCACAGAGCAAGGTAAATGTTGTACAGATCCATTGTATACGTAAAAGTTGTTGTAGCTCATCCAATACACCCCTTGTGGTGCAGTTACAGCTGCTTTGGGACCTACTAAACCAACCCCTTCATTAATTAAATTTATGCCAAAGGTAAATGGTGGTCCAATAAACTGCATGCTATACAATGAAGTATCAGTCCATATCAATATTTCTTGCCTAGCCTTAACTCCACCAATAATTGCAGAACCACTAGATAATCTTAGTGAACCAGCAGTATTTGTTGTGAGTGGCTCAAAATCTAGTTCATTTTCTTGGTCACTAAATGCAATTAACATCGGATCTATACTACCTGTTCTCGAAGAGCCTGATATAGGATCTGCACCTAAAACTATTAGATGCCTGTCTTTTTCTGATGTTATTACTTGTAAGCCTACTGTTGGCACTAAATTAGCACCAGATATACCTGATAGCTCAACGGCTCGTGTTGTAACATTATTATTCTCTGTCCATTTAAATATACCACCAGCTCTGGGATTTATAATTAGATCTTCACCAAAGTTATCATGTGACCAAATTCTAAGTTGGTTTGTTGCGTCCAAAGCACTTGTGCTTCCAAACGTTCCTGCACCCCAACCATCTATACCCCATCCTGTGCCTGGAACAAAAACATCTAAACCAACATTAATTTGGTAAACACCTACAACTGAAGATCCACCGTTACCACTATCAGAAGAGTTTGCAGTAACAGTTGCACCTGATGTGTCTTTAGCTTCTATGGTGTAACTATTAGCATTGACTATGGTTGCTATTTGATATTCTTGATTTAAAACAGCAGCAGTAATATTGCCCCCTAATGAAGATGCACCACTAAATGTTACAAAATCATTCTTTACAGCCCCATGTGCAGTATCTGCAACGGTTATGGTAGCATCACCATTTGTGGCAGAAAATGTCACATCACCTGCGGATGTTGTTAATCTTATTGGTGTTATATCGTTAAATACTGTACCACTCTCTATATAGTATTTAAGATGTGTTCCTACACCGAGGTACTTTGTACCACCTAATGATATCCATCCATGTAATGCTCTAGCTGTGCCTAAATATGTGGAAGATGATAATTTTTCCCAGCCACCAAACTTTTCTGGTCGACCTTTTCTAAAACGCACTAAGTTACAATCAAACCAACCACCCTCATTGTCGTAAGCAGTACCCTCTCGGTTGATACCAGGTCTAAAAACTAATTTTTGTAAAGGCATTTACACCTCAGTCCAATCTTTGCCTTCAAACAACAAAGCTTCACTTTTTCTTCTTTTTACTAATCCTTCGTTTACCTCACCATTTACTTTATTCCATCTTTGTATTTGGTATGGTATATCCGCCCAATCAACATGTGTGCTGTTAAGAATTTTCAAAAGAGTAGATTTTTTAAGGTTTGTAGGTCCAAGATTGAATACCCACGATACCATCGAATCAAATTGATTTTGGTTTAACTCAACTTTTACTAAATCATGAATATAACCCTCATATTCTTTTAGTTCATGAGCTAATAATTCTTCAGCTTCTTCCATAGTAATAGTCATGTTATCTTCAACAGGTGTGCCATCTTTTAATTTTAAAGACCCATAACCTATTGTAGGTTTGTTAGCAGGACATCTGTAAGACACAGCATTACCATCTGCATCTTTAGGACAACCTTCATAATGTTTTATAAGCGTTACGCCCTCTTGTGATATTTGCATTTTACTCTCCTTTATCGGGTGTGTGAGATGCTCCGAAATAAAACGAAATAATTGCACTCGCTAATCCTCCTAAATAGCCAAGCACTAAATTAATCAAAGCTTCGCTGTTTTGCTCTGGTGGTTGTAAAGTAACTAAAAATATATAACCTAAAAATCCACCAATCGTAAATAAACCTATAATTCTTGCAGTCCAATCTTTACTAAACATACCTCTTGCATGTTGTTTGTCTTGTGTCTCTAACTCAAATACTTTTACACCTAACTCTTCCATTTGTATTTCAAATTCTTGCTCTGCTTTTTTAAGTTCTAGCATTTGTTCTGGCGTAGCATTTTGTATGGCTTGTTGTATAGATTTTTGGTCGTTCGGCACGCCTAAAACATCAGCAATTTTATTCATCGCCATACCGCCAAGTGGACCACCCATAGCAGATCCTATAGTTGGTGCGACCGCTCCTACAATATTTTTAATTAAATCTTTCATATTAAAAACCTCGTTAAAACAGCAATACCAATAGCACCTATAAAACCAAAGACTCCAAAGGTAGCAGCTTTTATGGTTGAATTTATATAGGTAATTTCTTGTTTTATATCAGAAAACTCGTTAAAAGCAGTTTTCCAACGTTCATGAGATATGGTTTCAAGCTTTGTAAGCCTTTCTGCTACATCATTAACTGTCATTTTTTTATCAATCATTTTGTAACGTATATATTTTAATTGGCTTTACTTTGCCTTTTACAAAAATACTTTCAAGTTCTTTCAACACAATTTGATCGTTGAAGTCACTTGCACTGATAGTATCATAACCTATAACAATATCTTCTCCAACTTCCTTTGTTGAGCTTTCTAGTCTGGCAGCTAAATTTACAGCATCACCTATAGCAGAATAATCAAATCTAGTTTCACTACCCATGTTACCAACTACAGCATACCCAGTATTAATACCAATGCCTATTTCTACACCAAGATTTGCTTTTTTAAATTTGTCCTGTATATCTTGTGCACATAAAACTGCCATAGTTTCATGGTTTGGAACGTCTATAGGTGCATTAAATATGGCCATCATGGCGTCACCAATATATTTATCTACCATACCATCATATTCTTTTACAGTATCAGCTTGTATCGTTAAAGCTTTGTTCATAATTTTAGTAACTTCTTCAGGTTCAAGTTTTTCAGACATAGCAGTAAAGCCTCTAACATCAGTAAAAAGAAATGTGCAATATCGTCTCTCTCCACCCAATACTAACGATTCTGGATTGTCTTGTAATTTTTTTACCTGTCTTGGATCTAAATAATGCTCAAACTGTTTTTTTATCTGTTGTCTTAGTTTATATTGTTGTCTAAATCTAAGATAAAAGGCTATTGATCCTGTTATAAATTCAGATATTAATGTCCAGGACACGTCAATTAATAATCCTTTTTGTATTAAAAAGTAACCAGTTGTAGCAGTAATTATCATTAAAAACGTAGCAATAGTAATACCCCAAGTAATACCTAACAGGTGCAAAGCAAACCAAATTAAAGATACAAAAACTACTAACGAAAGCATTTCTACAGCTAATGCATAATCTGGTATGTAAGGACTATCTTGAATTAATATAGATTCTGCTAATGCGGCTTGTATTTTATGTGGTTCTAACAAACCAACGCTTGTCGCTACTTGCGGCATCACTCCGTTAGCTGTGACACCTACTAATACAAACTTACCTGCAACATGCATCTCTTGTAAGGTAGTTTGTTTAGTATCTACCCAACTAATCCATTTACGTCCAAAGCTATCTGTTTTAACTGGTGGTATTCCTCGTATTGATATTTCTTCAATACCATTATCATTAGTTTTTATAATATATGTTTCTACATTTAATAAAGATTTATAGATTTGTGTACCAAAACTAGGTATCCAGTCGTTATTGGGTGTTTTTACTAATAAGGGTATTCTGCGTACTAATTGATCAATATCTGTGGGAGCAATGGCTAACCCTTGAAGTGTGTGATTGGATAAGAGAAGCAGGTTCTCCTTCACTCCCGTTGACATTATACCACCATTATCGTCTCCTAGCACAACTGTACCAGGTGTTTTGGGATAATTACCCTTACCATCTTCAAACATAGCCAAGACTGATGGTGCAAACTTTAATGATTCTGCAAATATTTCATCGCCACCCATACGATCTGCTTGAGGAAAACTTATAACCCATCCTACACCTATAGCACCACTATTAATTAGATTTACTTGTATCTCTGCTAATCTCTGTCTAGGTATTGGCCAACCACCCTCACGCTCCACATCGTCTTCAGTAATATTTAATATTACAAAGTTACCAGATGGTTCTGGTGTTTTTACAAAAGCGTCAAATATTTTTAATTTGAGTATTTCTGTAGGTGTTGATTGATAAATTACTGGTGCTAAAAGTATTATAAGTATTGGTAATAATAGTTTATGCATTTAATCACTCTGAGTGATAGTAATTATACTATCGCTACCACCATTTATTTTGATTACGTTAGATACGCCATCTTGTATTAGTATTACAGTATAAGCATTACTACCGTTTACATCTACTCGCACACTCTCATTTACTTCTCTGCGTAGACTTACTACATTACCTGTAATAAACGCGGTAATTTGTGTATCTGGATCTTTACCAAGTAGAGTCCCTGTGATTTGTGTTGTGGTAGCTTGGGCTAAGACATCTTCTTCTTCGTCTATTGCTAATGCATCTAAAACATTAAGTAAGTCTTCTAAATAGTTGACATCAAGATAATTTATATCTAACTCAGTAAATTCTAAACTATTTTCTTTTAAATAATCCTCTGCCAGATAATCAATATCTAAATCGTTAAAATCCAGGACGCTATCTGATTTTGTTGTAGTGGTTTCTTCTTCAACTAATACTTCTTCTTTTGGTGGCGTAACAATAAGCATGTTGTCTATTACGTCCAAAGTAAGATCCAAAATTACAGGTTTTGAAGGAGCTGATTCAAACACGCTTACGGTGGTGGCTTCATACGGCTTATTAAGTATTACAGTACCCATAGCAGTAACTACTTCTATTTCGCCACTAGAAAGCCCTAGAGCGTCTGGTAGCAAAATTATAAGGCTACGTCCTAACTCATCAACTGTTGCTGTAAAATCCGTCCCACGTATTGCTATGTTAGCTGTAGGTGTTTTAAGGGTAATATTTTGTTTATCTATACGATTTAAATTGCCTGTTATAAACCTTGCAGTTCCAAGACCGAAGGTAAGAGCCATCTTTGCTTTACTAGGATCGGGATCGTATATGTATTCGTCAATAAGAAGCTGACTATGTTCTGTAAGTTTTACAGTAGATTCATCAAGAAAAGTAATAGCCATACGCCCATCTTTGGTT